CATCAGGCCCTGTACACGGCCGCGCCGCTGGCCCCGGTAGTAGGCGCCGAAGGTCGCGTCGAGATAGGCCGAGGCTTCGCGGGCCGCGCCCTCCTTCTGCGCATCCATCGCCGCGCCCCAGGTCGTCGCGAGCGTCATGTGCGCCCGCTTGGTCCAATAGGCGGAGATCGCGGCGATGGTCGCATAGGCTTCGGCGCCAGCGACGCCGGATCCGGTTTCGACGGTCAGGCTCACGGCGTCACCCCTCGGATCACGAAGGCCTTGCCCTCAAGCTCGCGCGTCGCCGTGCCGCCGGGCGCGGTCAGGACGAGGTCGTAGACCATTTCGAGCACATCGCCGGGATCGCTGCCCTGGGCGCCCCAGAGCAGGTCTTCCGCGCTGTTGAGATCGCCCAGCGCTTGGGTCTGGGTCGAGGTCATGGAGAGCGTCACGGTCGAGCCGCTGATCGAGATAGAGCCGCCGCTCGCATCGCTTCCGGTCGAGAGCAGCGCGTCGGCGTCGGCGCCCAGGTCGCGCTTCAGCGAGGCCTTGGCCGTGTAGCCGGTCAGGGTCACCGGAGCCCCGGCGCTGTCCAGCTTCTGCCAGGCGAAGGACCACGTCTCGCCCTGGCGGATCGTGAGATCGTGGCGAAGGGTCATGGCTTACTCGTCGTCGCCCTTGTCGGCGGCGTCATCCAGCGCCACGGGCGCGCCGGTCTCCGGCGGCTGGGTGGCCTTGTTCTTGACCTTGGCGGGCTTGGCCGCGCCGTCGCCGACGTAGCCCTCAGCGATCAGGCCAGGCAGCGCGCTTTCCGGAACGTCCGAGGCGTCGTCGCCGGCCGCCAGATGGATCGGGTCAATCCCGTTGTGCGAATAGGCAAAGGCCTTGAGCGCTTTCATCGGGGGAGTCTCCTATTTGCCCAGCAGGGCGGGGTTTACGGTCGGCCGGCTGTGGTCGTAGCGGGCCTCGATCTCGGCCGCCGTCGGCGGGTTGTCCTTGGGCTCAAACCGGACCTGGGCGGCGCCGTCGACGACGTCGATCAGCACGCGGTCGAAGTCGTAGCCATAGACGTTGAGCACGCCCTCGTCGGCGGGCTCGTCGATGGTGTCGAGCAGGCTGGTCCTGTCGGCGAAACCGAGCTCAATCCCCCGCGCCGCGGCGAAGCCGAGCCAGAACTCCAAGCACCCCCTGCCCTTCTCGGCCTGGTGCGAGTTCTCGTAGCTGTAATCACAGCCAAACAGGCTGATCTTCGTCGCGCCCCTGAAGATGGCGTAGGCGGCGGCATAGGCGGCCGTGCCGTTAAAGTAGGCCATGCCCAGGCTGTTGATCACGTCCTGCAGCGGAAACTCGCGCAGGGCCGGATAGTCGGGATGCGCCCGGCTGGTGATGACCGGGACCGGGCTCGTCTTCAGCCACTTCACCATCTCGGCGATGTTGCTGTTCGGCGCGGCCGCGGCGCGAAGCTCTTGGACCCTGATGTCGTCCATGTGGAAGACGAGGTCGCATTGGACCACGTCGCCCATGCGAGTTGATCGCCCAGACCTGGTCGGCAAACTTCCGGCGCCCTCCAAGGCGCTTGCAGAGGTCCATGTACTGCTCAGCCGAGGGGCCAAGGCCGAGGATCACGACGTGGCCGATGCCTTCGGGCTCGGGAGCCACGACAGCGGGGGCGGCCAGTTTTTCGGCGGCCTGTTGGTTGCGGATCCGATTCCAGCCGGCCTCGGTCATCGCCGTCGCTTCAGCGGCCACAGCCTCGACGACGATAGTCCGCCCGGTCACGCCGTCGGCTTGAACCGGCGACTGCGCGTTCAGTTGGCCGCCGACCCATTTCAGGCCGAAGCCCGCGCCGCAGAGCAGGTCGCGGAACTGGCTGAAGGTGTAGTGCCGATGGTGGAAGCTGTACTCAGGCTTCCACGGGAAAGCGTCCTCGTTCGGCACGCTGGCCAGCAAAATCGGAGCCGCCTCGCAGAGCTTGGCAAGCATCGGGGCCGGATCAGCGACGTGCTCGATCATCTCGAAGCACACCGCCGCATCGGCCTTCGGCAGGTAGATCGCGTCAGCCCGTCCGGCGACGTACTCGATCCGCTCATGCGCAAAAGTCTCACGGGCGAAGGCGATGGTCTCTTCGTCGGCGTCGATGGCGAACACTGTGTGCCCGGCGTCCGCCAGGATCTCGGCGCCGTAGCCGATGCCGCATCCGAGGTCGATCACGAAGGAGTTTGGGGGCAGCGTCTTGGCTGCCCAGTCATATCGCGCGGTGTGGTCCTCGCGCACGTCTTCTCGCCGGGTCGCAACCTGGCGCTCGCCACTCTTGAGCATGTGAACCTGTGGGGGAGAGATTGGGGGAGATCGGGGCGCCCGCGCCAGCGTGAACCGGCGCGGGCTCGACGTGCCGGGGTCTCCCCCGAGCACCCGGTCGTCGATTAGGTGGCCACCGGCGCGTGGCGGCTGTTCGCCATCAGGACAGTCGCGGCCACCGGCGGGCCGGCGGTGACGGTCGAGACGAGCTTGGCCTGGACGTAGCGCTTCTTGCCGCGATAGCCGAGGCGCTTGGAGACGTTCTTGTTCGACCCCGAGGTGCGCGGGGTGCCAGCCGCGATGCCCGCCAGCGCTTCGGTGCCGATCAGATCGGCGTCAGCGATGGAGGTCATGGCGCCCGTGGTGTCGCCGTGGAAGACGGTCGGGGTGATCGTCGCGTTGGTCGCGGTGATCGTGCCGTAGTCGAACTCGAACTCGACGCTCTCGAAGCCCGCGGTGTCCACGATGACGCCGGTCTTGCCGGTGCCAGTGGTGCCGATGGCCACCGGAGAGATGGACCGCTTGCGGCGGATGTTGTTGTGAAGGTCGTACATGGTGTTGGCCCTCCTGGGCCGCGCATGAAGGGATGTGGTGAGCGAGGACCGGCGCTGGGCCGGCCCCCGTCAGCGCGTCAGGCCTAGGCCGAACATTTGAGTTTTCGCACGGCTTCCGCCAAGACAACTTGTCCGCCCGAGCGCTTGCGGATCACGAACCGCACGTTGCCCGAGGTCGCCTGGGTGTAGGGGTCGCGCAGCATCTCCATCGAGATGCGGTCGACCCAGACATAGGCGCGGCGGAAGTCGCCGTAGATGACCGGGTAGAGGCCCGCGCCTTCCGACGGCATGTCCGGCAGCTCGACGTAGGGGTCGCCGTCGATGGTGTTCGGGCGGCCCATGGCGATGCCGGGCATCCAGATGTACTGGCCCTGGCCGTCCTTGAGCTTGCGGACCGAGCCGAGGGTGGTCCGGTTCATGCCCCAGGTGGCGTTCCGGGTGTAGGCGGTCTTGATGCCGTGCTTCAGGCCGATCAGGCCGTCGGCTTGGCCGCTGGCGTCCTTGATGGTCGCCGCCGAGCCGGAGTTGGTCTCGGCCACGTTCGAGTTGGTCAGCACGCCCTCGGCCTGGCCAACGCCAGTGCCGGAGACGAACTCGGCGCCTTCCTTGACCTCGAACTGCTCGGCCGCTTCCATGGCGATCTCAGACGCCATGTCGAAGGCCGAGTCCTCCAGCATCTGGTTCGAGATATCGACCAGGGCGTAGAGTTCGTGGACGGGCAGTTCCTCCAGGCCATAGGCCAGGCCCGTGGTCTCCGACTTGGTGCCTTGCTCCGAGACCCGCTGGGCGGCGAACTGGCCGGTGCGCTTCGGGATCTGGATGGACTTCTGGGCGGTCTGGCGGACGCGGACCAGCGAGCGGAAGGCCGAGATCTCGGTGACGCCCTTGATGATCTCGCGGACGTACTCGATGGGGGCCAGGTAGCCGCCGGCGCTGTCGGTGGAAATCGAGAGCGCCTTGTACTCCTGGGTCACCGCCTCAAGCACGGCGCGCTGATCGTCGGCCAGGTTCGGCACGCCGATGGTCTGGGCCAGCACCACGGACTTCGCCCAGAGGTTCGCCCGCTCAGCCTTGGCCTCGTCGTTGGCGCCCTGGCCGGTGCGGCGCAGGGTGGTGGCCAGCTGGTCGAACTGACCCTTGAGCTCGTCCAGGGCCTTTTTCTGGCCCTCGGCGATGGTCAGCTTCTGGCTCAGGCCCTCGAACTGGTCGAGGCGCTGGTCGATCTTGGCCAGCTTCTCGTCGTACAGCGGGTCAGCCGAGCCCTTCTTGGCGATGTCGGCGATGCGCGCATCGTTGGTCTGCTTGTATTCCTCGAAGGCGGTCATCACCGGGGCGACGGCCTTCTTGACCTCGCCGACGATATCGACGGAGTCGTCCTTCCGCTCCATGCGGGCGGTTTGGTTACGCATGAATTTGGCCCTCCTGGGCCTCGTTGTGGGGGTGTGGGGGTGCGGACCGGCTAGGCGCGGATGCGCTTGGCGAAGTCCTCGAAGACGGACCGGATGGCCGTCATGTCTCCCGCAGACACCTCGTCACGAGGCCCTTGATCGGGGGCTCCGGCGTCGCGCCGGAACCAGGTCTTGAAGCCGGACACGGCCTTCACCGCATCCGCGCGCGAGAGCCCTTCGTCACGAAGGGTCGCCTCAAGATCGCGCCAATCCTGCGCCGTGAAGTCCTGGGCGGTCTTCACGGTCGAGACGGTGGCCCGCTCGTTCATGGGGAACGTCACAACGCTCCCCTCGTACAAATCGAGCTCAATCAGCTTCCGCACGTTGGAGCTGCGGTCATACTCGTCGACGACCGTCTTGTAGCCGATGCTGGTGCTGTCGAGAGCGCCCGCCCGCATCAGTTCGTAGGTCTCGCGGCCGTCCTGGGTGCCGAGCAGTAGCCGACCCTTGGCGCGAAGGCCCTTCTGATCTTCCACCATATCGGTCCAGACGCCGCACGGGCGTCGGACGTCATGGAACAGCAGCATCTTGACCTTGGCCGCCGGGCGCCTCTGCAGCGACTTCGTGAAGGCGCCGGGCATGACCATGTCCCGGCCAAGGTCCACGTTACCGAACGTCGAGAGGTAGCACTCGAACTCGCCCTCGGCTGAGAGCTCCTTCAGGTCCAGTTCCAGAGCCGCGCCCATGGCGCCACGGAAGAGGCTGGCCCCTTCTTTCGTCTCAATCTTCCGCATCGGGTGCGTCCTCTAAGCTGGGGTCAGCCGGCGGCGTCGCGGCGTCGATCTGATCTTGCTCCGCCCTGGCGGCGGCTTCTGCGGCGGCGCTCAGGAGGCCGTCGAGGGTGGTGCCTTCGTCAACGAGGCCAACGCTGTGGAGGTAGCGGAACAGCGCCACCGACAGGCTTGGGTCCTTCTCGACGGCGGTGACGAGCGCGCTCAGGACCGCGGCGTCGATCTTGCCGACAGCCTCGGGCTCGCGTTCCCCGTATTGAAGGGCCTCTCGGGCCTCGCGGTCGTCGATCAGGCCCTTGTCGTAGAGCTCGACGATGGACTTCCGCTTCGCTTCGCGGCGCGGTTCCAGGGCCGAGACGCCGTCGAGATCGGCTTCAAGGCTCAGGCCTTCGCCGAACATCGGGCAGAGCCAGGCGTTGAGCGCGTCGGTCGAGCGGTCGTGGAGCGGCAGGACTGTGTCCTCGTAGAGCTCCAGCTTCGCCTCGCGGATGTTGTTGTAGGTCGACTGGCCGGGGATCACGAGGATATGCGGCACCCCGGCGGCGAGGCAGATGTCCCGGCCGGCGTCATCCTTGCCTGCAGCGAAGTCCATATCGCGCGGGCTGATGCCCATCTCGAGCCAGTCCACCAGACCGCCGAAGACGAGCGGCTTGCCCGCCTTGCTCGGGCCGACGTGCGAGGCGTCCAGCTTCTTGCGGGCGGCCTCGATCACTTCCGGCGGGGCCGATTGCATGGCGCCGGTCACTGGGTCCTTGATCGGCTGGAACACCAGGGCGCCGGAAGGGCGGGCTCCGTTGTCCAGCAGGGCCTTGTTGTGCGCCCCGGCGGCGTTGTGCCGGTCGATGCCGTAGGCGGCGGGCTCCATTCGTCCCAGGCCGTACCAGTCGTTGAGCGGGTGGAACTCCTTAACGTGTAGGATCGGCCCTCGGCCGGTCAGCGGATCGGCCTGCCAGCGCTTGAACACGCCGTTCGCCAGGTACTCGTAGCCCGACGGCAGGCCGTAGGGGCCGGCGATGACCTTCATGCGGTCCGGGCGCGGCGCCCAGAGTTCTCGGGGCGGGGCGTTGTCGCTGGGCCCCACGGCCTCGAGGTAGCCGTTCCCCTCGATCACCTGGTAGGCGAAGAACGCCTCGAACAGGCTGGCCCCGCCGACCATGGGGCCGGGCTTCTTAAGTAGGTCCAGCAGCGGGTGCTTTTCGATCTCGTTGCCGTCGGCGTCTCGGAGGATCCAGGGGATCGCGGCACAGGCCGAGGCGATCAGCTTGACGCAGCGATAGGCGACGGCGTTGCGCACATAGGCCTGATCGGCGAGGTGCTGATAGTCGCGCGGGGTCCAGACCGCCTGGCCAAGGACCCCCGTCGAGATCGCCGGGCCGGTGACCGAGGCCTTCTCCTCATGCGGATAGGCCATACGGTTGTCTTCGGTCCCGAACCAGCGCCAGGGCAGCACGGTGTCGAGCAGGCTACGGCGCGCCATGCATTTTGCCCTCCTGGGCTATGCGGCCTCGCCGCTGATTGAGAGGCCGTCGACGTTCCAGACGAAGCCGGCTGGCGCGAGAGCGAGGTCGTTGAAGGCGTCCGCCGCAGCATCGACTTGGTCGTCGTGTGCGCCAGCGGGGAACAGGGTGAGCTCGTCGAGGAAGGTCTCGACCCAGGCGTCGCGGTCCGGGTCTCCGGTCACGAGCACGAAGACGTTTCCAGCTTCGGCCTGGGCTGCGAGAGGTCCGGCGCGCTGTTCCTTCTCGCCGGTCACCGGCGCCGCCTTCACGGCATACCCGGCAAGCAGCTTGATCTTCGTCTGAGCGTCCGCCTTGCCGGCCGCGCCGGGGTCTTGCGGGATGCGGATCCTGCAGGCGACGCCATCGGCCTCGGCGGTCTGCCTGAGCACGCGCTCGACGCCGCCAGGGCTCCATTGGCCGCGAACGGCGTGGACGATGACGAACCGGCCATCGGGCGTCGCGACCATCTTGATGCCAGCCGTAGGGTCGCCAGCGCCTTCCGTGGCCCCGAAGTCCCAGGCCCTGGTCGTGCGCAACGTCACCCCAGCTGGGAGCGCGCGCAGCGTCTGGAACCATTCCCGCTTGAACAGGCCGCCCTCGCGGGGCGCTGGGCGCTGCTGATACTGGCCGGCCCAGGCGTAGGGGCCCTTGGTCCTCTTGAGTTCGGCCACCGTCGCGGCAGGGAAGCGCTC